TTTCATGGCTGCTGTGGCTGTCTGGGCGTGGCAATATCCAGGGTCTGAACATGAATGGAATTCACGCAACCCCGAATAAACATTAAAATATATCATGTAAAAAAATGAAAAAACTTAAGTTTTTACCGCTGTAAGTCATTGATTTATCGGGGGTTTTTTTCTTTATATTTCTTCTTATAAATCAGTAACTTAGCGCTTGTGTTTTCACATCATCTACTGTATAATTACTATGTAATCAACGAGAAGAGAGAGACCTAAAGATGGAAAAAATGACAAAGACTGCTGCATCTTATGAGACTTATGCCGAGTACGTTGCTGCTCGTCGTGCAACACGTCACCACGTCTTGCCTGAGACCTTGTGGACTGCATTGAGAAAAGACGAGACCTTGTGCAACCCTCGAATGGCAGAAGGGTTTGCCGAGTTTGAGGCTGCGTGGGAAGTGAAAGATGTTTCTTTGAGATTAGACCCTAGTAAACCCGCTTACGTTGTGAGGACTGTATAATGATTAACTATAAAGCATTTGATGTTGCTGTTGTTGGTGAGACGATTGGTTGGAAATCTGCTGCTGGTTATCTTGAAGGTGAGATTACCCGAATCGACACTCGCAAGAACACGGCGTGTAAAAAGACTATGAGTGACTGGGTGTTGGTTGAGTTAGACCCTTACTTTGCTCGATTCGAAGGTGAGAAGGCGTATCTCAACGCAAACTTTCTGATGGGTGGTGGTAAGTCTCGCAGAATTCGTGCTGGTGGATACAGCCCTTATGCCGAGTATGTTGCGAAGAGACGATCATTCGGTGATGCTGTCATGTCAGAAAGAGAGTTTGATCGGTTAGTATCTCGTTAAGAGGGGTTTTACGATGAGTTCACGCTTGCGAAAATTGCTAATTATTGCTACGTGGCGTGACTCATCGATTTTTTTATTGATAATGAAGGAGATATAAAATGGTGTATGATGATTACTTTTTATCCTACTCAGACGCAAGATCAAATCTCGCGGTCGCCAACTCTGTACTCAAGACGTTGATTTCAGCAGCCGAAGGAAATAGTGAAACGGTGCTTGAAATTGCGTTAAACTTAGCGAAAGAGAATGTGAGTGAATTGGATGAATACTTGAAGAAGGTTTGATTATGGAAAATGAAAAACGTTATGGTAACCCGAGAGAGGTATTTGTTGCCCTTGCTGTTGGAGTGCTTATGTACCTTGGCTTGGTCTTGGTGCTTGTTGATGCTCTTAATCGGCCAGAAGTTCTTATAAGTACTTCATCCGGTAAGTGTGTTGACGTGATTAACTTTATCGAAGAGAATAATTATACCTGTGATAATAAACCACCTAAGTATAGTGTTACTTGGGTACAATAAAAGGCGTGAAAATGAGCAAAGTGGTATTGGTAGGATTGACAAAACCGTCAGCATCAACTGGATGTAATACCGCAAACGATTTGATTGCGTATTCTGCAAGGGTGAGTAACCCAGGCAATCAAAACAATGCGGTTACTTCGGCGAAACTTCTGAAGTATCTTATTCGAGAGAATCATTGGTCTCCATTTGAAATGGTATCAATGACCTTAGAGATTCAAACAACTCGTGATATCTCACGACAGATCATAAGACATCGGTCGTTCTCGTTCCAAGAATTTAGTCAGCGTTATGCTGTGAGTGAAGATTTTGTTTCGAGAGAGGCAAGATTACAAGACCCTAAGAACAGGCAGAACTCAATCGAGATCACGAATGATGGTGATCGGTTAGTTGAAAACTGGAACATGAAACAACGTGAAGTTATCAACAAGAGCAAAGAGGTATATAAGTGGGCACTTGAAAATGGTATTGCGAAAGAACAAGCCCGAGCAGTATTGCCCGAAGGAAACACTCAGACTACTCTGTACATGTCTGGCACACTTCGATCTTGGTTGCATTACTGTGATCTTCGAAGAAGTAATGGGACACAGAAAGAACATATGGAAGTAGCAGAACAATGTTGGGAGATTATCAAACAACATTTCCCTGATATCACCAAAGCAATTGATGGAGAAGTTTAATGAATAAAAATGATATTGTGTCGATCGTGACACTGACCGGTGAGTTTGTAGGCAAGTTTGTTGAAGAAACATCTGAACAATACGTGATTGCTGATCCTCGACTTCTGACTCAAACTGAAAGCGGCGTTGCGTTTATCCCTGCTGTATGCATGACTGGGATACAGGAACCCGACGAAGTCAGATTCAATAAGGGAACGGTTGCGTTTGTAATTAAGACCGCAACCGAAGTTGAACGTGAATATCGAAAGTCTACGAGTGGTATTATCATATGAACGCAAAGAAAGCAAAAATGATGCGCAAAATAAAAAAGCTTGCACGTAAAGATAAAAAGTTGTATAATAGTCTTTCACATCATGAGAAGGCTATTCTTGGTGAGGTGTACAAGATTGCTATAAAAAATATGGGGTAAAAAATGAATATATTTTATCTAAACAAAGACCCTTTTCTTTGCGCAAAAGATCACTGTGATGCTCATGTGTGTAAGATGACGGTCGAATATGCCCAGCTTCTGTCTACTACTCATCGAGTAATAGATGGTGACTTTTGGTACGGTCGATCAACAAGTGGTCGAAAAGTCCAGAGGTATTTTCATCCAGATAGTGTTATGAATCACACCTTGTACAAAGCGTGTCATGTAAATCATCCATCTACAATATGGGTAAGAGAATCTGCTGATAATTACAATTGGTTACATTCTCTTTGGTTCGAGTTGGCGCACGAGTATGAACATCGTTATGGGCGTGTACATGAATCGTATCGAAAGTTAGAGTATTTTCTACTACTCCCTCCTTCGAAATTAGAAAGCAAAGGGTTCACAGAACCAACACCAGCAATGTCACAATATCCCCAATGTATTGTCGAAGGTGATTCAATGACTTCATACAGACAGTTCTATTGGGAAGACAAGCGATCATTCGCTAAGTGGACTAAACGAGAGGCTCCAGAATGGTGGAAAGAGTATGAACGGAAAGGGAAGCAAACCGAGACCAATTTCAGTGGACCCGAAAACGTTTAATAATAACTGGAATAAGATCTTCAACAAAGACAAAAAGGTTGTGAAAAAGAAAACGGGAGATAAAGATGGCGCCCAGAGTTAAAAAGTTTACACCTAAAGAAAAAAAGACTATGACTCCAGCCCCAGATTGGAAGAAACTCCAAGCGGCAGAGACAGAAGAAGATCGTCTTAAAGCGTGGCGAGATTGTGAGTATTTTGTTCATATGGAAGTGAGTAACAAAGAATACCTACACTCAGCAAAGAAGTGGGTACGTGATCATAGTGGTTGGGATTTGTACAGTGAAATGATCCGTGTACCAGATGTGTATCTTTCAACGATTTGTAAACACGGGTGGAAAGCATATAGACTTGGTTACATGCCCGAAAAGATAAAAGGTCAGTTTAAGACCCAACTGTTGTCGATGATAAATCGTGTTGAGAAACTTCGTGAGACAATGACGTATAACCCACCAATTCACTCAAGTTTAGATGACCTAGATGACGATCATCCTCTTCATGTCACAAAAGTTAAGGAGTGGCTTGAACATTGGAAAAAGTATGCTGCGTCTTTCAAGAAAAATGAAACGCCCACAAAAGAGGAGGTAATCGCCCAAACATATGTTTACAACATTCAGATGTATTTAAAGTCTGGTGTATGGCTCGATTCACACTATGGTGAACTTCGAGAGAATAAAGTCAACTATTTGTGTATCGCACCAGCATTCGATAAAGATGGTTTAATTAAACGAACCGTTGGTGTATTTTATAAGGACGTAGGACAAATCTGGTCTAAGGAGTTAGAATGACTATTAGTGGTATGATGATGAACAAGAACAAGTTTTCGAAAAGCATCGAGGAGATTGTTCGTTATAAAAATCTTAGTTACATTGATGCTGTGTTGTACTTCTGTGAGAAAAACAAACTTGATGAAGAAGATGTGAAGAAATACATTTCAGGACCAATTAGGAGTAAGATCGAAGCAGAGGCAATGAAATTGAATTTCATTCCTCGGGGTAACGAATTGTCTTTCGAATAAATAACGATTGACTTTTCATTTTTTTTATAGTATAATGCTATTCTTATATAATGTATAACGTGGATAATCTGTAATACAAAAACATACAAAACATACAAGGAAATATATATGTCGTTTTCAAACCTCAAGCGTAATCGCAACTCTATCTCTGATCTCGTCTCTGCCGCAAGCGCAGGTGACGCACCCACCGATAAGAAGTCCTATGTTGACGAGCGACAGTGGAAACCCACTGTTGATAAAGCAGGTAATGGGTACGCTGTTCTGCGTTTTCTACCTGCTCCCGAAGGTAATGAACTCCCATGGGTTCGATACTGGGATCACGGATTCAAAGGTCCAACTGGTCAGTGGTATATCGAAAAGTCTCTGACTTCGATTGGTCAACAAGATCCTGTTGGTGAATACAACTCTCGTCTCTGGAACTCTGGTGTAGAATCAGACAAAGAGACTGCTCGTACTCAGAAGCGTCGACTTCACTATGTGTCAAATGTTCTGGTCGAATCTGACCCGGCTAACCCACAGAACGAAGGCAAAGTCTTCCTGTACACTTTTGGTAAGAAAATCTTTGATAAGATGATGGATGTGATGCAACCACAGTTTGCTGATGAGACCCCTGTAAATCCCTTTGATTTCTGGGAAGGTGCTTCATTCAAACTGAAGATTCGAAATGTTGAAGGTTATCGTAACTATGATAAGTCAGAGTTTGCTTCGCCAGCACCGTTGTTGAATGGTGATGATTCGGAACTAGAACAGATCTATGAAGGGTTATATGATCTGAATGAGTTTACGGATCCAGCGAACTACAAGACTCGTGAGGAACTCGCTGATCGTCTTGCTCTTGTTCTGGGTCAATCGAACACAACTCGTCAAGAGATTTCGATGGATACATCGAGCGCACCAGAACCAATGAAAACTAGTAGTCCTGTGCAACCACGAGAATCTAGTGAGTCAATGAGCGCAGATGGTGAAGAGGATACTCTTTCATACTTTGCGAAACTTGCCGCTGAAGATTAACTCTTAGTATAAACCTTAAAGGTTATGGGGGGACGAAAGTCCCCTTTTTTTATGCTCCGGCATATGCGTCTGATCTTGTCCCGTTAGACATTGTCGCAGAAGGTATAGTATTACCACCATTAGACACACTAGTTTGATTGCTCACACTTGTAGGTGCGTTAGTGTTGTTGTTAACCACAGTCACGTTATTGCTAGCGACACTTTCAACTGAAGACATCGTTCCTCTCTCCACGGCCTGTCCTATGGGTATATCTGTCGCTTTGGCCATAACACTACTGATCTCAGATATGGGTGAGTTCTTTAATCCCTTCCCGAAATCAACCTGACTGTATCCATCAAAATATCCTTCTCCGAGAAGTCCGCCGTTCCACATCCTATCAAAAATAGGAATAGCGAACGCTATCGACTTACCAAGGTTCTCGATATTCCTTTTAAAATCGTCCATGTTCGCATTAGCGATTTTGTCAATCCCGTCTCCGAGTTGAAATAAAGATTTAGACAACGCGTCGAACCCAGCGAGATTTGAAATGTCCAGACTTGATAAAATTTCTAAGTCCTTTCCAATTCTCTCGAACACACTAGGTTCATTAGAATCTGTAAAGATCTTTGAAACAAAATTACCAAGACCTGCGACAAGTCCCGTTGCTGTTAACGCTGCTATACCCAACGCCACAGAACTGGCCGCTGGACCGAATGCGATCAATTTAAGCATATCAATGTCGTCGTTTGATAAGGCCGCCAGACCTGTACCGAGATTGACCATAATGTCTCGCATACCAGATCCATCAGCACCAAGGACGCTCGCGAGCTCACCAATTACGGCGATTCCTCCAAAGAACGCGCCGATACCAACACCAAGAAGTCCAAGGCCAGTTGCGGCTGGTCCTGCCATGCCTGTCGCACCCAACAATCCGCCTGTCGCCAATAAAGCACCAAGTACAGCTAGGTCCTTTCCAGCGAACGCTCCTAGTCCTTCTGCTAGATTGACCATAATATTCTTTAACGCAACACCGTCCGCGTTGAGATAACTTGCGGCCGAGTCGCCTGCAGCAAGTCCCGCGAAAAACCCTCCGATACCAGCACCTAACATAAACATTCCGAAACCAGCTTTCATAGACTTGCCTGGACCAAGCAATGCCCCCATTGCACCACCCGCAGCTAATAAACCACCAACTTTAAGCAATCCGTCCGTGTTCATTTCAGCGAAACCATCAGTCAACGTTTTCATCACGCCAGTGAGTTTCGTGAGATCGGTATTCATCCATGTAAGTGCTTTGTCGCCTGCGGCAAGTCCAGCAAAGAATCCGCCGATGCCGAGACCCAGAGCCGCCATACCAACACCAATACCAGCACCAGCACCAGCTACCTTTTTGAAAGTGCTTTCAGAACCACCC